GCATGAAGGTAAAAGGTATTGTTCTAAACGAAGATCAAGGAAAGGAGTAATCATGCAGAATCTTTGGGAAAAGGAACGTAAGGGTTTGTTTCGGGAGTTGTACCACCAGTACATCGATGAAGGGTATGACCAAAAGGAAGCAAAGCGTCTAGCTAAACAGGAAGCAGAAGAACTGATGTCGGATACAGAACAGTTTGCTTTTGGTGTTGTGGAAAAGGAAGGTCTTGATGACTACTAGACTGATAACAGAATTCTATGGAGAAAATAGAGAAGCTGTGATATCTTTTCTAAACAAACAGAATGAACAAGGACATCTGTATGAAGTTATTCTTGCTGAAGATGGTAAGATCATAGGCAAGCACACCTTTGACAGATACAGCATAGCTTCTACACTTGGAAGAAATTGGGCTACGAAAGGAGAACTTACAAATGGAATTAAATGAGTATCAACAATTGGCAATGAAGACTGCCATCTTCCCAAAGAATGAAAGCTTCTCATACACAGCACTTGGTCTGGCTGGCGAAGCCGGAGAGATAGCCAACAAGGTAAAGAAATTTATCCGTGATGGTTACGATGTCGAAGAGTTTGAAGCAAAGAAGGACGAAGTGTCAGACGAACTTGGTGATGTGTTGTGGTATGTCGCCGCCGTTGCTGAAGTGATGGGTACGAATTTGGAATCCGTTGCCAAGAACAATCTCTGGAAGCTGGCTGAACGTCAGCGCAATGGAACCCTGCGTGGAAGTGGAGATAACAGATGATAAGTTTTACTAAAGACAACCTTCCAAAGCTAAGAAAATTATATGATAAACACTACAAGCTTGGATTGGAATACGATAATGACTGGAACGTGGGTTCTGATTACAGAGAAGCACAAAGACTAGAAAAGGTAATCCGTTTTTTGGAACTCGAATATGACTTGAAGATTGAGCACGGTGGTTCTGGCCTTATACTAATAAACAAAAAGTTTATAGTATCTTTGGCTAGTAATAAATGGAAAGTCAAAGGTAAAAATGTTTGGTATCGGCATAAGAATAACCTAAAAGACTTCGTTAAAAAGTACATTCTTGATAAGGAGAAAAAGAATGATCAATATGATCTACGAGAAACACAATAAAGACAGTGTGTTAGTGGATCAGGTTAGCAGTAAGGTTGAAGCAGTGGAATGGTTGCAAGATCGTTCCCTGCTTGCCAACGCAATCGGATTTACTACCAAGCTGACTGATCGTCTTCTATACGTCCTTGACGATAGTGAAGTGGTTGGTGTATACTACTACAGAAATTGAAAGGAAAGGAAGCAAGCATGATGACAGATCAAAGTTCAAAAGTGGTGAGCCGTGGCGAATGCACAGCGTGTGGTTCGTCCGATGCAAATGTTCTGTACGAAGATAACAGCAAGTATTGTTTCTCATGTCAGACATATACGAAAGGAGATAAGATGGAAGCACAACAACAGGCACCGATTCAGGGCGTGTACAAGCAACACTTTACTGATGGTGCAACCACTGCGATCCCTGATCGTGGCATCAAAGAAGAAACATGTAAGTTCTATGGTGTAAAAACTATATGGTCTTCTAATAATGATATTATAAAACATATCTATCCTTATCACGATAAAGAAACACATCACGTTGCTAACAAGATCCGTGAAGTAAAGAACAAAGGTTTCTTTGTCGAAGGACGTTTGCCTGACGCCACATTGTTTGGTGCTAACAGGTTCAAGTCTGGTGGTAAGTACATCACTGTCTGTGAAGGCGAGATCGATGCTATGTCTGCCTTTGAAATGCTTGGTTCCAAATGGCCTGTCGTGTCCATCAAGAGTGGAGCACAGTCAGCACTGAAAGACATCAAAGCTAACTACGAATATCTAAATGGCTTTGACAATATTGTGCTGTGCTTTGACAGTGACGAACACGGTAAGAAAGCTGCTAGTCAGGTTGCTCAAGTCTTTGAACCAAACAAGTGTTTGATCATGGACATGGAGATGAAGGACGCAAACGAATACATCAAACAGAATAAGCGTGAACAATTCTCACGGTCATGGTGGAATGCCAAGCCATTCACTCCGGCAGGTATTATCCGACTGTGTGATCACATCGATGAACTGTTTGAAGAAGACGAACAGGACACTGTGCTCTATCCTTATGCTGGATTGAATGACAAGCTGTATGGAATGCGTACAGGTGAACTGGTAACTATCACGGCTGGTACAGGTGCAGGTAAGACCAGCATGATGTACGAACTGGAATACCATATCCTGAAGAACATCGATTCCAACATCGGTATCATTCACCTTGAAGAGAACAAAAAGCAGACGATGTTCCATCTGATGTCCATCCCTGCTAACAAACGTCTGTTCATCAAGGAAGTACGGAAGGACATGACCAGACAGGACATGGAACCTTTCATTCAGGACACAGTACAGAACCCCAAGCTGATTGCCTTCAATCACTTTGGCTCTATCACTACTGACGAGATACTTGCCAAGGTCAGGTACATGGTCAAGGCAATGGACTGTAAGTTTGTTGTCATTGATCACCTGTCCATTCTTGTGTCTGGTCTGGATGATGGTGACGAGCGTAGGAACATTGACATGCTGATGACAAAGCTTCGTAGCTTGGTTGAAGAAACACAGTGTGGACTGTTGCTTGTATCCCACCTTCGCCGGATGTCAGGTGACAAAGGACAGGAGCAGGGTGGTGCTATCAGTCTGTCACAGCTTCGTGGATCACACAGCATTGCACAGCTTTCAGACGCCGTGATAGCCCTTGAAAGGAACCAACAGGCAGATGACCCTATCGAAGCCAATACAACCACTGTGCGGGTCTTGAAGAACCGTTATGCTGGTGATACTGGTATCGCTTGTTACTTGCTTTATGACAAGGACACAGGTAGACTTGCTGAGATTGAGAATCCTTTTGAAGCAGACAATGGATCAACAGAAGACATAGGAGATTTTCTATAATGTTACAGCCAATACAAGGTGCCGTGAATATTAAGTTCTCACGGCAGAGATATGAGATGGCTGACAGTCCTGCAAAGACTGCCATCATTCGATATCTCAAACGGAATGGACATACTATCTTAGATGCCACAGAAAATTTTTCAGTTGACATCAAGAGTGAAAAAGCAGATAATACCTACTTCAGTGAAGTTGAAGTGAAGTATGCTTGGAAAGGTGATTGGAATCCTAACTGGAAGGAGATTCGTATTCCATATCGCAAGCACAAGCTGATCAACAAGGTAAGAAGCTTGGATATTCCAAAACCATTCTTCAACTTCTACATACTGCGTGGTGATTTGAAAGCTGCATGGCGTATCAAGGACTACGTTGTTGAACAAGCTGAAGTAAAGGAAGCAAAGGGAAGAAACATCGTAAAGGGTGAACACTTCTTCCACATACCATATGAGAAAGCGGAGTTGATAACACTATGAAACGAGTTGCGGTAGATATAGAAACAGATGACCTGAATGCTTCGGTGATCCACTGTATCGCCGCACAGGACATCGACACCAAACAAGAGTTTGTGTTTCACGGAGAAGACATAAAAAACTTTCCGTCATGGTCAGAAAATTACGATATCTTCGTGATGCACAACGGTGTGTCTTTCGATGCACCAACACTGAACCGTCTTACAGGAAGCAAGATCAAGGTAAAGCAGGTCAGGGATACTCTCATCCTGTCACAGCTTCTTGATCCTGCCATTGAAGGTGGTCACTCACTAGATGCTTGGGGAACTAGACTTGGGTTCCCTAAGACTGATTACAACGACTTCACACATTTCAATGAAGAGATGTTGAAGTATTGTATCAACGATGTAAGACTTACTGTTAAACTGTACGAACACATGTTACCTATGATAAAGAAATACTCTAGCAAGTGTATTGAACTTGAACATTCAGTCCGTGCTATTGTAGACAGACAAGAACAGAATGGTTTTACATTGAACGTAAAGGAAGCTTCGTGTCTTGTGGCACGGCTTTCAGAAGAAGCAGCAGATATCGAAAGGGAAATGCAAGAGATCTTTCCACCTATCGTTACTGAGAGATACTCAGAGAAGACAGGTAAAAGATTGAAGGATCATGTTGAAGTATTCAATCCAGCTTCACGACAGCAGATTGCTAAACGTCTGATGGAGAAGGGCTGGAAACCTGTGAATCTAACTCCAACTGGTCATCCCATTGTTGACGAAGGTACGTTGAAGAATGTTGACATACCTGAAGCACAAAAGATTGCACGGTATCTTCTGTTACAGAAACGTGTATCACAGGTCAAGTCTTGGATTGATGTTGTTAAAGAAGACAACAAGGTTCATGGACGTGTGATTACACTCAAAGCAATATCTGGAAGAATGGCACACTACAGTCCAAACATGGCACAGGTTCCGGCAGTTTACTCACCTTATGGTAAGGAGTGTCGAGCCGTGTGGACTACAACAGATAGTAGGTACAAACTGTTAGGGTGTGATGCTTCTTCTCTTGAACTGAGATGTCTTGCCCATTACATGGGTGACAAGAAGTTCACTGAAGAAGTTGTTGGTGGTGATATCCACACAGCAAACCAAAAGGCTGCAGGACTTCCTACTAGGGATGCAGCGAAGACTTTCATATATGCTCTGATCTATGGTGCAGGACCAGCCAAGATCGGATCAATCGTTGGTGGTGGATCTAAGGAAGGTAAACTTATCATGGACAAGTTTATGACCAACATGCCAGCCCTGAAGACTTTGCGTGATAAAATCGACAGGGCAGCACAGACAGGTTATATCCGTGGTCTTGATGGCAGACTTCTAAAGGTTCGTCAGCAACATGCCGCAGCCAATCTCCTTCTACAAGGTGCAGGTGCAACCATCTGTAAAGAATGGCTACGTCAGATCACACTACTAGCTGGACGACAGGGCTTTGACTATCGCCTTGTCGCCAGCATCCACGATGAGTATCAGTTTGAAGTTCGATCTGATCAGACTGAAAGGTTTGGTGAGATGACACAGCAAGCAATGAAGCTTACTGAGAAAGAACTGAAAGTCCAGTGTCCTTTGGACAGTGAATATAAAGTTGGAAACAATTGGGCTGAAACTCATTAAAGTTGTTGACACACTGATTTCCTTGTGTCATAATTCACAAACATTGAAACAGCGTCTGAGAACGCACAGAAAGAAAGGAGCATTTAATATGCCAGTACTTAGCGGAAAGGCCCATTGGGCATCTATCTCTTCACCTAACACAACTTTCGAGCCAGTGTTTACCATTGACTTGTCATTGGAAGGTGACCAGCTTGAGCAAGCAAAGAAGCTTGGCTTGAAGATCAAGAATAAGAACGATGACCGTGGTGAGTTCGTTACCATCAAGCGTAAGCTAAAGCGTAAAGATGGTACAGACAACAAGGCACCATCTCTCAAGGATGGTAACAAGCGTGACATCACAGGTACTCTTGTTGGTAACGGTTCTGATGTAAACGTCTTGTTCAAAACCTACGAGTGGGAGTATGCAGGTAACACTGGAATCGGCACTGACCTTCAGGCTGTTCAGGTTGTTAACCTTGTACCTTACGGTGATGACGATGACTTTGATGTTGTGCCGGGTGGCTACAATGCAGAAGACGCTTCCTTTGACGATGACATTCCATTCGGAACATCGGTAGCCTAACAACATCAAACAGGGAGCAGCACATATCGATTGATGGCTGTGGGCTGGATTGCGTTTGGGTGGGTACGCCAGCATTTATTTAACAACGAAGGGAGCATTTCATTATGACAGACTACAATAAAATAATGAGCGATCTTCAGAAAAAACAGGAATGGAGAGATGTTGTGTTTACTGAAGACGATCTTGTAAAACAAGCAAACAAACAATCCGACATGGTAAACAGTCCTGCACATTACAATCAGTCTGGCATTGAGTGTATTGATGCAATAGAAGCTGCACTTGGTCCTGACGGATTCAAATATTATCTTCAGGGTAACATCATGAAATACCTGTGGCGTTATCGTTACAAGAACGGAACTGAAGATTTGAAAAAGGCACAGTGGTACACTAACAGACTTATAGAAAGGGAAACTGATGGCTAGTATAGACACATTAGTAGAAGACATATACAAAACGCTTGAAGCGGAAAACAATATGGCTTCTATGAAGAACAAAGAATCCCTAGAAAAGTTTGGTAGGGAAATGATCTCAGTTGCTCGTAGGGCTTTGTCCGAAGGCACACGAGAAAAAAAGACAACACTTCGTATGTCACAGATTGGCAAACCTGACAGGCAGCTATGGTATGACATGCAGCAGGGTATTGAAGCTGTTGAGATCGATGGTCAGACAAGACTTAAATTTCTGTATGGAGAAAT